AACTGATCACCTAGCTCTAATTGGATTTGTTCAGTACCTCGGCCCACATAACGCAAGTGAATCCAATTGCCGCCATCAGTGATGACTGTATCTTTCTCACTAGAAAGTGGGAGCAGGGCATTTACAGAATCTTTAATAAGAGCTTGAAGTCTTGATACTTCGATAATTTCAGGATGTGCATTCATGACATTCACCATGGAGCGCTTAAATGCGCTCTCTAATCCCTGATTCGATAAGATCTTTAATCTCAACTACGTCTAAACGATGAACGTAAGCTAAGACCTCGCCATCTTCGTCATAAACGCGAATGTCTTTAATCTCGTTAATTTCAACTTCACGCCAAGCTTGATAGCCGTTGCCATCAATTGAATACTGAGCATCAAAATCAACTTCTAAAGTGAACTTTTCATTTGCAGTTTGAAGTACTGCTTGTTCATTTTCAGGGTCGATTGATTCAACTTTGAAAGGAGCTGCAACCGTTACAGGTTCGTTATTAGCAGGGGTGAAGGCATAAGCAGCAGTTAGAGCACTAACTACTCCTACGAATCCCATGGATTTGACTATGTTGGCTTTTATATTCATACTTATCTCCGCATTAGATGCAAACCGCCTAGACTTCGAACCCTATGGCGGTTTTTGTTTGTCGATGAGAAGATAGTAAGGTAACTTACCAAAATGGTCAAGAGAAATGGTAATTAAAATTACTTTTTATTTTTGTTAACTTACTTTTTATTTGATAGATAAAAGAAAACCCGCACATGGCGGGTAATGAAAATTAGCTAATTTTAGCCTGCGCGCCACACCTGGCGCCCAATAACCTTAAAATTCAATCCATTTTGTTCAGTAACAATCCTATCGCGATACTTTTCATTAAAGCTATGCAGAACTAAAGAGCCATCAGCTTCTTTGAAAATCTGTTTTATCATTCCTTCACCTGCAAAGTAAATTGCATAAATCTCACCATCTATGATTTCGGTTTGAGATAAGTCGATACCCACAAGGTCCTGATCATGAATGTAATCAGCCATACTGTCGCCTTTAGCTTTAATGAGCCTTAAGCATTTAGGGTCCACCATCTTTCTTTGAAAGAACGAAGGAGGGAACGGATATTTTTCATTAATTACATCAAAATGGAATTCAATTGATTCCCCAGTACCACACGAAAAGTTAGCTTCCACAACATCAATCCATATATAACCGTTGACCTCATCAAACTCGACAACATCAGGTTCAATGATACTGTCTGTGTCAAATGAAGCTTCTTCTTTAGTAGTTAGTCCATGCTTATTAATAAAGTCTTGAATATTAAAATTAGTAAGATTTTTAGGCTCTTTACCTTTCAAGAGGTACTCTGTAGAGCTACCCAAGGCTTTGGCTAATGCCATTAAGCTTTCATGCTTAGGTACGTTTTCGTCTTTTTCCCAGTAAATAACAGAAGTTTTAGACACACCAACAAGATCAGCTAAAGCTTGTTGTGTAAGTTTTTTCCGTTTACGCAGATTTTTCAAGCGAATACCAAGCGTTTCCATTTTAATTCCACCAGCAGAACGTAAGTTATCTTACCAATTGACTTGGTAAGTTTTATGTAGTTTAATAAGGTAAGTTAAATTACTTTATGGGTAAGTTAGATGACTAAGTCAGAAGCTTTAACCCTGCTTAACTGCACTGTTACACAGTTAGCAGCGAAGTTAGGGATTTCTCACAATGCAATCAGTCAGTGGGACGAGTCAAAAATACCATTAGCACGTGAATACCAAATACGTGACCTTGCTGATGGTAAACAACCATTAAAAAGAACTGCTGCGGCATCTTAAGGAAAGTTTTATGAGTCTTGATAAAAATTCTACGCATGTGCGTTTGTCTCCCGAAAATCATCAACGAGCAAAAGTCTTAGCAAATTTCAAAGGTAAGAACTTGGCTCAGTATCTCGCTTGGCTTCTTGAAAAAGAAATCGCTGGCGAGTGGCACATTCTTAATATAGAGGCAAAAAACATGGAGCGCTTGGGATTAACAGGTTTGATAAGGGAGCTTAGTACTGAAGTCGAAATCGACGAGGGATTAGAAGGGATTACTGGGAATCAAGGGCAATAAAAAACCGCTTCCTGCGCGAACAGGTTAGCGGTCACGTTCAATCGGAGAGAACCAAATGAACTATTCAATATTAGCAGACATTGAACTAAATCGGAAGATTAGTTTGTTTCAAAAAGCGGTTGAGGCTTATGCAACAGAACGCAGTTTAAAAAACTCGGTCGCTGTAGCTGAGGCTAAAAGTAACTTGGAGCGTCATTACTATGAATCCTACAGCTTTGCGGTTCATAAGGGAGTATGAGCATGGAGTTTATGAAGGTGCGAAATATGCACGCCAATATGGCGATCTTCAAAGGCTTTACGATGCTTCAAGTGATGAATTCTTCATTGAAGAAATCAACGATGCTTATGAAGAGTTTAAGAGGAGCTTGGTATGACTAGTTTTATTTCTAATGCATTCCAGATTCCTAATGACCTAATAGATAACGGACATATGGCTAAGATGAAGGGTGCAGCTTTGCCTTGTTATCTTCTCATTGTTCGTAAAACGCGTGGCTGGAATAAACAAGCAGATAGCATCAGCCTATCTCAGTTTGTAAAAGCTACTGGATACAACAAGGATACTGTACAAAAAGGCCTATTAATTTTGGAAGAGATGGGTGTAATTATCCGCCTTGAAACTGACAAACAAATTAATGAATGGTCTCTAACTGACCAGATAATTACCACTGAAAACCATACTAAAAATTCGCCTAGCGAAAATTTAGCTATGCTAAAAAATAGTACGGAACCATACGAAAATTTAGTATCAAACCATACTAAAAATTCGCCACACAATAACAATAATAAAAACAAAGAAAAACAAGGGGTGGGTTACTCAGAAAACTTTGAGAAGTTCTGGTCTGCATATCCAACTTGTAAACGTAAATCAGACAAGTCTGGCACTTATAAAACTTTCACAAAGCATGAAGGAAGTTTTGCGATTGAAACACTTCTTTCAGTTCTTGAAAAACAAAAATCTGATGTCTCTTGGACAAAGCAGGATGGTGAGTTCATTCCATCACCTAGCGCTTGGTTAAACCAAAAACAATGGGAAAACGAGTATTGGTTTCAAGTCAATAGCCCTGTGGTAGCTCCTGATTTCTCTAATGCCCAATTGCAATATGGAGACTGGTAATGAGTACAAACATTCAAAATATGACAATTGAGCAGAGTGTGCTAGTCGCTTTGATGACAGTGAGCCATTCCCTTGAGGTTGTCGCAAATGATCTTACCGAAGAACATTTTTACGCTGGTCGTCACAAGATTATCTACAAGGCGATTGTTGAGCTTGCTAATGCTGATAAGCCATATGACTCAGTGTTTGTCTGCAAGCATCTACAAGAGCGAAACCTTCTCAATGATATTGGTGGAGAAGAGTATTTAATTGAACTTAACAGTGCGGTTGGTAGCGTACACCATTTGGAATATTTTGTTGCTGAGTTGAATAAACTTAAGCAGCATCGCGAAGTTGAAGATATTGGTCTCTCGATTGCGGAGTGCGCTAAAGATCTGACTATCACTGATGTTTACTTAGCTGCTGAGAATTTATTTAGTTCATCTAGTAATTCTATTGAGCAAAAGCAAACAGGTTTTGATTTTAACCAGGCTTTAGAAAAAACACTTGAGCGATTTGAGAAAAAGATTGCTCAGAAAGAACAAAAGGGCTTCATAGGTGTTCAGTTCAATATTCCTCATCTTGATAATCTTTTGGGAACAATTGAAAAGGGTCATTTTTGTGTAATTGGTGGTCGTCCGGGCAGTGGTAAATCAACTCTTGCTCAGATGTGTGCAATGCAAACTGCTAAGCGCTACAACATGCCAGTCTTGTTTATCTCTGCTGAGATGGATACGCCGACCCTAACCAACCGCATGATCTCGGCATTAGGTGCAATCCCGTATAACAATCTTCACAACGGTGAAATCTATGACGGGATGTTTGAGAAGCTTACTGCAACTATTGCTCAATTTAGAAACCTGCCAATTTTTATTGAAGAAAAGCAAAAGCCAACGATTGCTGAAATCCATAGTTATGCGCGCAAAGCGAAGCGTAAGTACAAGGCTTTGGGCTGCATCATTGTTGATTATATCGGCTTAATCCGAGACCCATCTAAGAAGGATCGCGTTCAAGAAGTTGCATCAATCAGTCGTGACTTAAAAGCTATGGCAAAAGAGTTTGATTGCCCAGTAATTGCATTGGCTCAACTTAACCGTGGAGCAGAAGGACACAAGCCAGTAGCAAGTGATCTTAAGGATTCTGGACAGATTGAACAGGATGCAGACCAAATCATCATGGTTCATCCAATCCTCGAAAAAGAGACTAATGCGCCAACTGGTGTAACCGAGTTAATTATTGCCAAAAATCGTCACGGTAAGCGTGGATCTGTAAAGGTTCAGGATCGCTTAGATATTTGTCGTTTCGTAGGCATGTCATTCCCAGTGGAAGAGAGAGGTGCAGCGTGACTCTATCAGAAATTAAATTCCGATTAATCACAATCGCAGAAAAAAGAAAGCGTCCTTACTTCGACATGATTGTAGTTAGAGAAGTGTATGAGGCATTCAAAAACAACACCTACCACGAATTAAAAAATTACGTGCTTGCTGAAATGGAAGTTTCTGTTTTGAACATGGTGGAGTTAGGCAGATGAACTACAAGGAAATGATGGCATTGCGTTGTGCTTACAACCATGGATTAAAGACTGCTGAAACAAGAGCAGCTGCATGTTTGTACGTAAAACTTAGAAGAGCCGGCCTGTTAGAGCAGCTTAAAGCACAACAAGAAACTCCAGCACCTACTGCTCGAAAGAAGATTTCAGAGAGAGCCAATCCAAATGATGTAAACCAACTCGTTAATTGGATGACTTCAAAATATGGAAGGCAAGCTGCACTTGCTAGACAGCTAGGGGTTAGTGCTTGTCTGGTTGAGAGAGTTAAAAACACTGGGACATGCACACAAGAAACATTATCGCGCCTAAAGACTGCCCAGCAAAATATCATCAAATTGGAGAAGAGGAATGAGAATAAGCGAAAAAGAGTTTGAGTCAATTCAAAACAAGCGGAATAACGCACAAAAAGGCACATTACAGCGCGATAAAGGCAAAAGTGATGCGTATGTACCACTTAAGGCAAAAATAGCTGATACAAGCGAAATTAGAGCGTTTTACGAAGATGGCTTAAAAGTCATTTTGGATTGTGAAATTAAAACTGCACCACCTTCAGTAAATCACTACTGGGTAGCTTCTGGAAAAAGAAGATTTTTAAGCAATAAAGCACGTGATTTTCATGATTTGGTTCGACAAGTTGTGCCGGCTCATAAATCAACTGCACGACTCAAATTAGAAGTGACTTTTCATTTCCCTACACGTCAATGCCGAGACATCGATAACTACCTCAAAGCGACTATCGATAGCTTAGTGAAATGCGGTCTGTGTGTGGACGATGAACAGTTCGATGAGCTTCTAGTAAAGCGTGGAAATGTCATCAAAGGCGGGCTTATTAAGCTCAAGGTTAGCGAGGTTTAGGAGATGAACATGCGTGTTGATAGTACAGCTTTTACAGACGACCCTCGCGCACGCGCGCGTTTTATCGAATCTAGAAAAAAAGCCAAAGGATTCTTGCTCAAACGCCGAGGCTATAAACGCCCAGACTTCAACCGCATGATTCTAGATTTACGCAACCTTGGATGGTCACACGAAAAGATTGCATACGTCCTTGATGTGTCGGGTGGCAGCACTGTTTCTTCTTGGTCTACTGGATCCATTCCAGAGTACATCCACGGTGAGCAATTCATCATGTTGTGGCAAGAACAAACAGGCATTGAGCGCGTACCACGTGAAGGCGAATGGCAAACATATAGATATGACATTGGGCAGCTTGATCTACTTGAAACTTTAGATGTTTTCGCTGCTCAGTTAGATGAGGAATTACAACAATGAAACCAGAACAGTTTATTCGTGAGTACGGGGTGGAGAAGGCGAGAGAGGTTGTTGAAGGCATCCCAAGCAAATATATGGAGTGTTACTACTCAACATTATGCTACTGCACCAAAGCAAAAAAGTATTCAGATCGTTTTAATCCAAGAATTGAACTTGTGAACATGGCGGATCTCAAACGCTTGGTGGAGTCTATTGATTTAGTCGAATCATGGGGTGGCATTGAGGACTTAAAACTATATGACTTGTCTCATTGCAAAGATAAACCTGAATCTGCTGGATACAAGCTGCTTAAAGCAATTGCTGATTACGAATCAATATACGGAGGCGGGGATGAATAGTATCTGGTTTACGTTGTTCTTCTGCTTATGCTGCTTCATTTGGGGTTTTGCATATTCGTATGGCAGTTGGATTGAGAAAGCAACTAATGGCCAGCCTTTTGAATCGAAAGGCAAGGTCTACAAAATCATTGAATTGGATGTTGTGGAGAAAGGAGCCAGCCATGAGTGAGTTTAAAGTCGGGGATAAGGTTGTTTTGAAAAACAGTAGCCAAGACAAGGTAATGACTATTCAAGAATGCTACAAGGAATTCATTCGAGCATATTGGGATGACAAACATTATTCATTTGCTCATGAAGTTAATTTTCGTTTTGCCACCCCCGAAGAAATCGCATTAGGCCACCGCATTGATAAACCATCGGACTCGAGGGAATTAGAAACCCTAGACAAACTAGAAAACCACATCAGCCCGCTGTGTAAATCAAAGGATGTTTGAGATGGATAAGTGCAGAGAAGAATTTGAGAAACATTTTTTAAGTTTGAAATTTGCCACAGAAGGAGTTGCTCAAACTGTTCTTGACGCTTGCACCTTTGATAAAGATCAAAATGTATATCTTCCTAACATGGAATGGTTTTTACATAACGATGATCAAGAAGGTGTTGTGTATTGCAGTATGTTAAACACTTGCTACATGTCGTTTCAGAGCCGCCAGACCGAGGTAGATGAGCTGCAAAACCTATATACACAACAAGGCATAAATATGCTGAAGCTGCAAAAGCGGGTGGATGCGGCACTTAAGTTAATCGAATCATGGAATGAAATTGCTTTTGATAAAACCACTCATTGGACAGAAGGTTATGAAGAAGGCTGCTACCACTGTGCAGCGCAGTTAGAGCAAGCGCTCAAGGGGGAAGGATGAAAGACTTTGCGGTAGCAATTATCTACGGTGCAGCGCTATTCGTATCAATTAAGTATGCATGGCGTGGGTACAACGGTGAGCTTTCAACACCTGCAATTATGGAGTGGTTTGGCAGAGGATTCTTTTTTGCTTGGGGCGTGATAGCGGCAACATTAACTGTGTTTTTGATTATTCGTTTAATTACGGAGTATGTCAAATGACCACATTCAAAGAATGCAACCATATCTACCAATATTGCTGGATTTATAAAGCATACTTATGCATACATTGCGACAAGATGAGGGTTGAAGATGAACATTGAAGAGATTAAGAGGAATGCGCCAGAGGGGGCTAGCCTTTATCTTCATGGAGGAGATGGGTACTTAGATCATAAAATTATCTACTATCGCTTGGATGTGGAAGGTAAACTTACGTTTCATGCAGATTCAGAAGATATATGGCTACCTTGTCAAAATCCTAAAATAGTTCCTCAGCTTAAATTATTGTTAGATTAATCACCCAACAAACCCCAACTTAATAAAAACAACACTAGCCCTATTCACAACGAATGGGGCTTTTTCATGGCTGCTAAACGAGAAATTAAAACACCTGGTGTGACTGCTGAACCTATTCAAGAAGAAACAGTAGAACCAACACTACCTAAAACTACTGCTGAGCAGGCAGAAGAATCATTAGACGCAATCAATAGTGGTGAATCTGAGGGCGAAAAAGAGCCATCTCAAGAAGAACTATTGCGCCAAGAGTTAGAGCAGATGCGCGCTCAACTTGCCGAGCTAAAGAAGTCTACGCAAACAGAAGCGCCAAGTGCCGCTGGTGCAGCACAGCCTAAAAAACGCATTCCAGTTTTGACTGAAAAGGGCTGGTCAACTAAGGAGGCGGACTAATGTGCGGAGGCGGATTAGGGAAACTCATTTCAGCTGCGACTGACATGGTTGGGCTTACAGATACCAAAGGCGCTTCAAAAGGTTTTGATGCAGAAGCAGCAGATGCGGCCGCAAAAAACCAAGCTCAATTAGATGCAAATGCAGCAACGGCAGAGCGTCGTAAACGTAATGCTTCAACTGTTTTGGCGTCTGCTACAGACAACCAAAAGAAAACAACTTTAGGCGGCTGATATGAGTGAGCTAGTAGCAAGGTTATGCAAACGCTTAAGCGAGCTTAAAGCAGCGCGAAACCGCTTAGAACCGCATTGGTCTGAGTGCTATCGCTATGCGGCCCCTGAGCGTCAGCAATCGTTTATAGGTGATGATGTAACTGATACACGTAAGACACAACGAGCTGAGCTATTAGATTCAACACTATCAGAAGCAACGCAATTACTTGTATCAAGCATCATTTCAGGAACCACACCAGCTAATGCACTGTGGTTTAAAGCTGTGCCGAATGGTGTTGATGATCCAGCAGAGTTAACAAAAGGTGAGAAGTGGCTTGATGAAGTGTGTCAATTCATTTGGCGCAACATTCACGGGGCTAACTACGATAGTGAAATCTTTGATTTAGTTCTCGACTGTGTGGTTGCAGGTTGGGGCGTAATGTATGCGGATGTAGATCGTCATGCAGGTGGTGGCTATGTATTCCAGACATGGGATATCGGGCAATGCTATCTAGCTTCAACACGTCAAGATCAGAAAGTTGACACACTCTATCGCGAATATGAAATGACGATGGCCGCGTTAGTCAATGAGTATGGCGAAAACAAGGTCAGTGAGAAGGTCCGCAACACTTACAAGTCAAAACCAGATTGCAAGGTTAAGGTTTTGTGGGTAGTTGAGCCGCGTAAAACCGGCTACATCAAAGGTGATCGTCAGTTGATGCCAAAGGAAATGCCTTTTGCGTCATATCACGTTGAAGTTGATGAAAAAAATGTTCTTCGTGAGACGGGCTACAACGAATTTCCTTTTGTAATTCCACGCTTTAGAAAGATTCCAAATTCAGTTTATGGGACTGGTCAGGTCTCTATTGCTTTGCCCGATGCTAAAACAGCTAACAAGTTAATGCGTGACACGTTGCGTAGTGCCGAAATTTCAACTCTAGGCATGTATGCAGGGGTAGATGATGGTGTTTTCAACCCAAGAACTGTGCGTCTTGGCGGTGGGAAAATCATTGTTGTTAACAATGTGGACTCATTGAAACGCATTGATGACGGCAAAGGGTATCAAGTTGGCGTTGATTTGTTAGCTCATCTTCAAGGTGCAATCCGTAAAAAGATGATGGCAGATCAGTTGCAGCCTGCCGATGGCCCAGCAATGACAGCAACCGAAGTGCATGTCCGTGTTGACTTAATTCGTCAGCAATTAGGGCCGCTGTATGGTCGTTGGCAAGCTGAATTATTAACGCCTTTGTTAGAGCGTACTTTTGGGCTTGCTTATCGTGCAGGTGTAATTGGTGAAGCGCCAGAAGAAATGCAGGGCCGCAATCTGTCATTCAAGTTTATTTCTGCTTTGGCTCGTTCACAGCAACTAGAAGAAGTCACAGCAATTGAGCGCTTCTTAGCTGGAATGTCGAACGTAGCTCAAATAGATCCTTCAATCCTAGACAACGTAGATATGGATGCCGTAGCGCAAGTTTCGGGTATGGGCTTAGGTGTGCCTACAGCAATTCTACGTACTCAAGATCAGATCGATGCAATCCGTAAGCAGCGTCAGGAAGCACAGCAACAAGCTGCACAACAAGAACAAGAGCAGGCTCTAGCACAACCACTCGCAAATGCAGTCGGTAAAGGCCTTGAGTCTGAATTAACCAGTGAGACACGACAATGATTAATGCCCTTTTTGTAGTTGCAGTTCTGGCCTTTATTGTGGCTGCCGCATTTGCCCTAGCTTACAAAGTTAGTGGTGAGGAATGGGAAGAAAAGTATTGGGCGGAGAACCGCTTGTACTTAGATACCACCATTCAATTGGCTAAGTCACAAGAGGAATTAGAGAAAGCCAATTCACGCATTCAGCAGCTTGAAGAAAGCCTCCGCAACAAGGAACAGAAGCCCGAAGAAGTTGGAACTTTTGTTCAACATAGAGCATTGCGCCCAGCAACACCAGAGACATATCGGGTCGTGTTTGATCTTGATCTGAACGGGCAACGCATCCTTGAGCATCTGACCCAAAAGTATTGCCGCAATGCCTTCTCAAATACAGACCGTGAAACCAATTACAAGCTTGGTCAACAAAGCGTTGTGGCTGGAATCATCAATGAAATCAACAAAGCAAATGACCCAAATTACAGTGAGGTAGAGAACGATGCTTAATGAACAACAAGAGACAAACACAGAAAACGTTCAAGCAACTGAACAAACTCAAACAACACCTGTGGATACAGCAACGCCACCAGTTGAGAGCCAAACTCAAGAGCAGAAACAGCCAGAAAGTGAGACAGAAACCAAGCCAGATATTCCTGAGTCTGCGGATGCTTACAAAGTGGAGTTGGAAGGCTTTGATTTCGATGCATTCAAGTCTAATGAAGATAACAAAGCTTTTTTAGAAAGTGCTCATCAAGCTGGACTAACTAATGAGCAAATGTCGGTGGTGATGAAGGCTTATGACCAGCATACAGCCGTGCAAGTAGAAGCACTTCAACGGGATTGGGGTAACGATTACGAAGCTAACTTACGTTTCGCCAATCAAGCAATTCAAGCGGCTGGGCTTCAAGTTGCGGATGTTGATTCTCCAACATTCGGTATTCGTCTAGCTGCCTACTTTGGCAAGGCATTACAAGAAGATATGCCGCCTCAAAACACCCAACAAAGCGGTGCCGAGAACATTCAAGAATTAATCGCATCAGAGGCATACATGGATGAAAGTCATCCCGACCACAAACGTGTCACTGCCCAAGTTCAAAGTTATTACCAAAAAGCATACGGCTAGGGGGCTAACCAATGGCGAATGAAAATAAAATTACGGCAGCGTTTGTACAACAGTTTCATGACACGTACGAAGTTGCCTCAATGCAAAATGAGTCACGATTACTTAAAACAATTGTGAACCGTGGAAAAATTGTCGGTGAATCATTCACTGTAAATGATATGGGTCAAGTCGAAATGTCACCTTCTGGTGCGCGTTTTGGTAATACTAATTGGACTATTCCAGACGCTGGCGTACGTACAGCGCTTATGTCAGATTGGGATTTATTTATTCCGATTGAGAACCGTGATATTCCAAAGTTAAAGGCGCATCCAAATGACAAGTACATGAAGAACTTGGTTAGTGCCCGCAATCGTACGACAGATGACATCATTTACCAATCTCTAATTGGTAGTGTTACACGCACCACTGTAGATGATGCAGGTTCTAAAACTGTTTCTCAGGTTGCTTTACCAAACACTCAGATCATTCTTTCAAGTTTTGGACCACTGAAAAAGCAAATCATTAAGGCAAAAACCCTATTCCGAACCAATGAGTGTGACGAAAAGAATGGGGAAAAATTATATATGATCTACGATTCACATATGATGGAAATCTTCCTTAATGATACTACTCTCACCAATGCTGATTACTTGAAAATTCAGATGCTTCAAGAAGGTCAAGTAACGACAAATTGGCTTGGTGTTGAGTGGATCCCTTACGAAAAACTCAACAATGGTGCTGGCGGTGCTACAGAGCGTCGTACAGTGATGTATGCGGGAACTGCTGCACACTTTGGTGATGCAGACATTACAGGTTTTGATATTTCTACTCGTCCAGACAAGAAGAATATCAAACAGGTTGGTGGCGTTCACTCATTTGGCGCGGCTCGTGCCAATGAGAAGAAAGTGGTTGCTATCGACTTCTTAGTGTAAGTGCTTTCACCCCACTGTTAGGGCAGGCGGTGGGGTGCTTTTTATACTCAACAAAACACCTTTAAACCCCGAAGAAACTATCCAAAAAGCTTCGGGGTTTTCTTATGTCTGTATCAAAAGTCACCATTTGCAATAATGCATTGAGCATGATTGGTGGGCAGCAAATTGCCAGTTTTGAGGAAGACTCAAAATTAGCTCAAACGTGCCGTAATATTTATGATACTACGCGTTTATCAATACTGCGCTCACATCCTTGGTCATGCGCCAAAAAACGGCAAATCTTATCTCCAATCTCTACATATCCAAGCTTTGGCTATGCTCATGCCTTCCCATTGCCGAGTGATTACGTCCTGATTATTTCAGCCAATACTGAATGCTATGAAGTAGAGAATCGTCATATCTTGGCAAATGCTGAAGTAATTCACCTTGAATATGATTTTGACAACGATAACGAGCAAACTTGGGATGCAATGTTGGTTGAAGCTATGACGTACAAAATGGCATCTAAGCTTTGTAAGCCAATCACGGGAAGTGATGCGGCTGGTCAATCAGCAGAAGCGCAATTCCAGTTTTTGATTAAGCAAGCACGTACAGTGAATGGTCAAGAGCGACCAAGCCAAGACGTTCAGTATGCAGAATCAAGTTACTATTGGGAGCGCTTCTAATGAGACAGTGGATCCTAAAAAATAATCTGAGTTCTGGTGAGTTAAGCCCGTTACTTTGGACACGCACAGACATTCAGCAATACGCAAACGGTGCTAAAAAATTACTTAATGCATTGCCTTTGGTTGAAGGTGGGGCAAAGAAAAGACCGGGCACAAAGTTCCGTTCTATTTTTGCAGGTGCATTGCGTTTAATTCCGTTTATTGCAAACTCAGAAAACACCTATTTGCTTATCCTCGGTGTGTCTTTCCTCAAGGTTTACAACCCAAGAACGTATGCAGTTGTTTATGAAACTGTGACACCTTACAACACGGCCCAAAAAGTACGTGAAGTACAGTACGCACATACTAAATACCGCATGTATTTTGTACAAGGTGATACACCTGTACAGCGCTTGCTGTGTTCTGCCGACTTTACAAACTGGCAATTTGCAGCTTTTACCTTTGGTGTGAACCCTAATGATGAGTTAGGCAGCACTCCAAACGTGGCATTGACACCATCCGGTACAGAAGTTGGAAAAGTTATTTCCTTAACTGCTTCATCATTCCCAAACTGGTCTAATACTGAGACTTACTTAACAGGTGATCGTGTAATTCACACAAGTAAAACTTGGCGTGCAACGATTGACAATAAAGGGATTGAGCCTACTGCAACTACTTCGGAATGGGAAGAAGTGACAAATGAAGCAGCTAACGTTTTTACACCTTCAAATGTAGGTTCAATTATTGAAATTAATGGTGGGCAAGTAAAAATAACTCAATATGTAGACCCTTCTCGTGTAAAAGGTGAAGTTTTAGTAAAACTAACTTCTGCTGTTCAAGCTATTGCAAAGTCTTGGGTTTTAAAAAGTATCGCATTTAGTGCTACAGCGGGTTACCCAAAGGCAGTGTGCTTCTTTAAACAGCGCTTAGTATTTGCTAATACGAAAACAAGCCCTAACCAGATGTGGTTTAGCCGGATTGGTGATGACGGCAATTTCTTAGAGACAACTGAAGATGCGGATGCGTTTAGTATTGCTTCAAGCTCCGCTCAATCTGACAATATTTTGCACCTATCACAGCGTGGTGGTGTAGTTGCATTAACTGGTGGTGCTGAGTTCTTAATTAACTCTCAAGGCCCTTTAACACCAGCTTCAGCACAGATTGATGAGCATACTTCTTATGGTGTTCAAGCAAATGTTAAGCCTTGCCGCGTGGGTAATGAGCTTCTCTTTGTTCAGCGTGGTGGTGAGCGTTTGCGTGCGATGTCATACCGTTATGAAGTTGACGGGCTTGTCTCGCCTGAATTGTCGCAAATTGCCCCGCACATACCTGAAAACCATGCTGGGATTAAAGAATTAACTTTCCAGCAGACACCAAACTCTATTGTATGGATTGTTATGGGTGATGGTGCAGTTTCAAGTATCACACTAAACCGCGATCAGGAAATGAATGCTTGGTCTCAGCACGATTTTGGTGGACAGGTTTTATCTATCTGCGCCTTGCCAACTGGTTTAGGTGAGGATCAGTGTTTCATGCTTACTAATCGTAATGGCTCTACAGTTTTGGAAGAGTTTAGCGAGTCTGCACAGAGTGATTGTGAGTTCGACATCAACGTGACTAATGGAGTTGGATCAATTTTAAATCTTGATATTCAGGTTTTAGATAATCCACTGGTTAATTTTAATAATGCGGATGGATATTTCTATTCGACTTACACAGTAAGTGGCACCAACATAAATCTATCTAACACTGATCTAACCCAAACAGTACATCTTGGCCAACCGTTTAAAACTGAAATCGACCTATTGCCACCAGACTTTAGCCAAGTACCAACAACTGCAATGTTTCATAAGATTCAGGTGCACGAAATGGCTATCTTTTTGAATGCATCGGTTGGTGGATATATCAACGGGCAGGAACTATCTACCAAGTATTACAACCAATCAGCGTTCGTAAACTTGCCTTACACTGGCTATGTGGTCGATTCATTTGTTGGTTGGCAATCATTGCATGAACTTGAGGTCAAGATAACACACGACAAACCTATGCCTTTACACATGCAAAGTATCTCTATGTTGGTATCAATTAATGAGAAATGAGATGCAAGTACGGGCAGCAAACCTAAATGATTTAGATACGCTTGTTGATTTCGGCAAGCGTCTCACTAAAGAATCGCCAATCTTTTCAAAACAAGGATTTGATGAGCAAAGCGCATCTGATCTATTCGAATATTTAATTAAAAAACATAACTCAATTTTTCTAGCCTTAGATGAATATCAAAATCCAGTTGGTACGGTCATCGGTGTTATTGAAACGGTCTGGCGAACAGGGCACAAACTAGCTTTTGAACAAGGCGTTTATGTCCTTCCTGAGTACCGCAAATCCAATATTGCCAAGCTTTTGGTAAATACTTTCATTGGGTGGGCACAGCTTAAGAATGCTGACCGTATCCAGATTGGAACCATGACAGGCATCCATGCAGATAAAACAGTAAAACTCTATGAAAGCCTTGGCTTTAACTTGATTGGCTATGTTCTTGAGATGGAGGTTTAAGCATGTGCAAAGGTGGTGCTATTTCTTCGGGCCTTGAAGCTGTTGGCAATATCTCAAATGCGCTTATGGCAGATGCTACAGCTAAGGGTAATGCAAAAACAATTCAATCCGTTTCCAAAGTTCAAAGCAAAAAGATTAAAGAACAAGGGCAGCGAGACGCATCAAGTGCCATGGCTGCGGCTGCTGAAAATGGCTTGGATGTAAATGTAGGTGCGCCAGTTGTAATCAGTGATGAGATTATCTCGGATGCTTCTTACAACGCCTTATTAAACCAAATGCAGGCAGGTTATGCGGCTGCGTATGTTCGTCGACAAGGTAAGGCACAACGTAACAATTACGGCATGAAGGCGGCAAGTAACATCATTGATACTGCTGCTCAAGCTTATGGGTGGAAATAATGCGTATTCCTATTTCTCGTGGTCGTGAAGCACCACAAGCGCAAATGCAATCGTTTACTCCTAACACTGGCTTAGCTGAAATTGGTCGTTCTATTGGAGGGGCACTAGAGGCTCGCAGTGAAAAACTTAGAGAAGAACAGGATAAAACAGAAAAAGCTGATTTTGCATTACAGTCATCCAAGATTGGTGCTGATATTAGCGTTGTAGATAATGATTTACTGCTAAAAATGCAGAGTGGGGAATTAACCTACGATAATGCCGTAAAGCAAAGACAGGAAAGCCTTGAGTCAATCAAGACGCAGTATAAAAATGTGGTGCCTAAGCAGTTTGAGCAAAACTTTAATAATTACTTTGAACAGCATTCTTATCAGAGTGCATCGAAGTATCTGCCTATTGCACAAAAATCAGAACAACAACAGGCAATTGTCCAGCTCAAAGGCATGCGAGAAAACTATCTTAAAAATCCTAATGCTTCTGAAAAAGAGGTGTGGAATGGATTGTCTTTGTATGCACAGTCCAAAGGTTTACCGTTGGCTCATGTTCAGGACACTTTTAATGAATACAAAAATAACCGTGCCAGCAATGATGTAACGACTTTCTACCAGGCGAATAAGTCTGACAATGAAAAGCTGACTGAACTCTCAACTCCTGAAGCTGTTATTGCAAAACATCCTAATTTAACTCAAGAACAGGCTGTTTACTGGAGTGGTCGAACATTAACCCAGATTGACCAGAATAACCGGGCAGTTGCCTTACAGCAAAAGCAGTTAGAAGATGACGCCAAAGACGCTGTTAATGAGATGAAGGCGGATATTGAAACAGGCTTGATCCCAAGTGAAGACGTGATTAAATCCCGTTTAGCACGTGTTAAGGGTACAGGGAAAGAATCTGAGTTTGTTCAGTACAGCGGAGCTTTGGTTGAAGTACAGCAGTTCATGAGACTGGGAGCGGATGAGCGTGAAGCTTACCTCAGTAAAAAGCGTTCAGAGGCTCAAAATACGGCGCAAGATAATGCTAAAGACGTGAGCTGGAAGTTAAACCTTCTGTCTAAAACGCATGAGAATATGTTGGGCTATGAGAAAAATAATTCAGCTCTGGCGTACTCAATCAAGACTGGTCAAGATCTAACTGTAGTACCTACTCATGCAATTCTCAGTGGCAACCCTGAAGCTATTGCAGCTCTATCCAAGAACATCAAATCTATTCATGCGAACAATATATTGAACGGGACTGTAGGGTCTTTAAATCCATTCACTACCCAGCAGCAAGCTGAACTAAAACAATTCTGGGAAAAAGCTAGACCAGGGGATAAGTTGAGTTTGCTAACCAGTCTTTACAAATCCAGTGCGGGTAATGCCAATGCATCCAGAGATATGATTAGTAGCATTGCTGGCGAAAGCGGTGCATATCGATTATCTGCTTCACTTAATAATCGTGGCTTGCAAGATATTGCTGGGCAGATTATTACTGGGCAGGATCTATTGGATAAGAACTTGGTAAAAGTTGATGACAATGCCCTAAGAACCTATACCGCAACCTACTTAGCTGGCATCACTTCACCAGGTAAACCAGACTTTCAGATTTATTTGGAGTCAGTCAAAGCTAACTATGCTTATTTGGTTCAAAAGTCCGAGAAAGTAGCCGATTCAAAGGGAAGTATATTAAATAAAACCATAGATGAGGATTTGTTCAATAAAGCAATTCTAAATGTAACTGGTGGCAAGTTCACTTCAGGGGGATTTTTCGGAAGTAAATCGGTAGTACTGCGGCCTCATACCGTTAGTGAAAAGGCTTTTCGTGAGCAGCTGGAAAGCTTTAACTCTCGTAATGCCAGAACCTACGGCGGATCTGATAAAGACTTCTTCTTGGATCTGCCTTTAGAACAAGACCCTAAAAATCCATACGTCTATTACTTCAAGAATGGTACCAAGTACATCATGGATGCCACCGATAAGAAGCGTCAAACACGTTTAACATTTAAAGTGAGATGAGGTAAAGATGGATTTTTTAGCAGATGATGAATTAACGTTAAATCAAGAAGATCCTCGCTTCAAACCTAAGAGTGAACGTGGTGGATTTAGCGACGGGGCTTTGGGTGTTGTTTCTGGTGTTGCCATGGGTACCGTTGAGGCTGCCACTGCTCCAGATGCCTTAATACGGGGAGATAAGAAAGCAGCTGCATTGAGAGCGCAAAACCTTGAGATTTTTAAACCTGATGACTTGGGGGGAGTCGGTGAGTTTACTTATGGGCTTACTAAAGACTTTACCCGTATTGGATGGAACGCCGTCACTACTTTGGGGACTGGCGGTGTACCAGGCTTAGTTTTGAACTCTGGGCTATTTGGGTACCAGACCTTTGAAGCGGAGAAATCAGACTTACTGAATAAAGGGGCAGACATAAAAACTGCTCAAACTGGTGGAGCGATTAAAGGGGTTACAGATGCTTTGGGTTTTGCTATTCCTACCCATGGTGTTGCTAAATCGGTAGTAGCTGATGCTGTGGCTACTACTGCGCTGGCTACTGGAGCTGGCGTAGCTGGTGATTATCTGGAAGGTTCATTTCTTGAAAACAATGAAAATAAAAAGGTCGCTCAATACGGTGAAGCATTAAAGGAAAATGCTTTAAGTCCATCCACATTAGCAGCAAACGGCGGGATGGCACTCCTACTCAACTTGTGGGCCAATAAAGGTCGATTGAGACCTGAGCAGGTAAAAGAACACGGTAATGTTGATACGATGAATGATGCTGCTCATGTACAAGCGAACCTTGAGCATGCAGAAGGGATGAATCCTTTTAATCCAGAAAATGCAAAAGAAGCCAATTCACACTTTGATGCACTGGATAGTGCAATGGAGAGTGCATTGAATGATGAGCTGGTCAGCTTAAAAGCACCAGTGAGCGGAACACCCAAAGCAGTCGTAACCAGTACGCCAGTGGCATCAATAACAGGTACACCGAAAGCTATCGTAAGACCCGGCACTATCAATACGGATGAACATCAAGCACCAGTAATGGCGGAGCTTTTGACTAATCCTGTATTTGATAAAAAACCTTGGACAAAAACGATTGTCCAGGAAGCCTCTAAACGGGGTATCAATCCAGTAGATGCCTTAATCATTTCCCATTTAGAAACTGGTGGCACCTTCAGTACTTCAATCCAGCCAAAGGGCAGAAATGGGGAGTTGCTTTCATCGGCCACCGGCTTATTTCAGACTTTGGATAGCACCTTTGCCCGTATGGGGGGTAAGAATAAGTTTGATGGTAATGATCAAATTAAAGCGGGCCTGAACTACTACGAGCACAATGCCAAGGTTTTCCGCAGCCACTTTAACCGAGACCCTAATGGCCTAGAACTTTACTACCTGCATTTCTTTGGTGAAGGTGGTGGACCAGTCTTTTTGAAAGCCAAGGATAATGAGCTTTTTGTTGATGTGGCCACACGCTGGAGTAAAGGGAACAGTAAAAAAACTGCACGTCAAATAGCAGAAGAAATTACATCCTCTCATAAGTTTAATGGCATGACTGTTGGACAGGTAAAGGCTAAATACGAAAAGCGCTGGAATGAAATTGCGAGTCTTTATAGTGATGTTCGTGCAGATACCTCAGCAAGATCTACCGAAGTTCGAGGGAGCGAATCAGAGTTCCCACAGTTTGAGTCTGATATAGCAGCACCGCCTACTTACAAGTCCCAGTCTGATGCTGAAATTGAGGCCATGCCTTTTGTACTCAGTGCAGATGAACATAGTGTTAAATCACTTCAAGAGGAGTTTGAAGCTTTATCTTCTCCTTTGACTAAAGAGGATTTGGAATATCTGAAAGCTACGGCGCATTACCAATATTCAGATACTAATGCTTATCGAGCGCCGTATGTAGAACCACGGGTCGATCTGTCTGGAACAAGTAATAGTGCTAATCGTACTTTAGACACACTGGAATCTGACCTTTACCAACTTGAGCCAAAACAACAAGGAGTTGTTGTTGCAGATTCTGAGTCGAATATTTCAGATATCAGTACCAGAACATCCGATCCACATATTCTGCAAAACTCTATCGCTGAAGGCATAGATAGTTGGATTCCCACCAGGTCACAAAATTACCTTAAACGAGAACGCTCAGCTGAGGGTGGGGGCATCATTCAAGAACTACACAATAAGACCTCTAATACAACTTTTCAGCGGCAAGTCAATCAGGACGGCACTATTAGCCCGGTAAAGGCTACACGTAATGGCGAAGACCTGTTTGCTCATCCTGCAAATGGTAAAGCAGATAGTGCTGAACTAACTGCAGTACAGCATAAGGCTGCTCAGGCATTAGAGCGGGAGTTCTGGAAGCCAGGTAAGGTCAAAGTCGATGGTGCACCAGACTTAACCAAGTCCAGTAAAGGTGAGTACGGTTCATTCACTGACACGGCAGATGGTAGGGAAGCGGTTTCAATTCTGGAAGCAGATCCCGACATGGAAGTAACTTTTACTCGTCTGGATGAAAACGGGAATGAAGAAATTGTGACGATGTCATCCCGTGATTTACTGGACTATGTCAAAGAGCAAGAAGAAATCGCAAAAGACGAAATTCAGGCAGTGAAAGCATTGGCTAGCTGCGCATTAAGATTTGGGAGTGAAGCAGCATGAGAGCTGAATGTAGAGAACAAGTTGCAAAAGCCTTAGGCAAAAAAAGACTCAGTGCAGCTGATAGTAATCGCATTTCATCACTGTATATTCGAGCACAAAATACGTTGGCTAGAACTGATGCAGATTGGATTTTCAAAAGTCCTGCTGAGCGCGCGGAAGCCATTGCTCAGAAAACAGCTACAGATCTCGCCGTCCAGATTGCCAAGAATAATCAAAATATTGCCAGAGATGCTGTCATTAAGGCGCAGGTGCAGAACGAAATCTATAACCATCCTAAATTAAATCCGGTCCAAGCTTTAATGCGGAAGATTGCATACTTCTCGGATCAGAGTGGTATCCAGTCTATAGAGAAGCAATCCCAAGCCTTGCACAGTCGCTGGATGTCATTGGTTGCTGATGTGTTTACCAAGACACAAGAGCGCTTTGGTATGTCAGTGAACAAGGCAATGACTGATGACATTATCCGGGTCATGTTTGGTGGCAAGTCTGATAATCCAGAAATTATGGCGATGGCCAAGGAAGTAAGCACCGTCCTAGAGGAGATGCGTTTAGCCTTCAATCGGGCTGGAGGGAATATCAAAAAGCTCGATAACTTTGGCTTTATGACCTCACATGATCAGAAGAAAGTAGCCCTAACAGATCAATCAGAATGGGTGAACGATGCCTTAAACGGTTTAGATCGCAATCAGTATGTCAAAGAGACTGGTGAGCTGATGGATGAGCTGGAACTGAGGTCCATGCTTGAAGATGTCTATAAAACAATTTCAACCAACGGCGCCAACAAGGACTTATTGGTACTGAATAAGCAGGCCAAAGCAGGAGCATCACCGGTGGGCGGTCGTTCTAAGATGGCAAATCGTCACCAGGAATCACGTGCTTTGCATTTCAAGGATGGTGACGCATGGCTGGCGTATCAGAAGAAATATGGAACTTATGATGAAGCAGGGTTTCATGAAATTCTGAAAAACCATACTCACCGCATGAGTACAGAAGTGGCCATGATGCAGAACCTTGGGTCCAATCCTCGTCATACGTTTGAATCTCTATTGGATGAAGCCAAGATCAAACTGAAAGCAGATCCACAGAATGGATTGAAACATGGCGAAATTGATAAGCAGGCTCATCGAGCCATGTCGATGTACAACACTTTGGATGCCAATACCCGAGCAATTGATTCAACTCTGGGGAATGTTATGGGGGGACTTCGTGCCTTAATGGTTTCATCTAAATTAGGTAGTACCACGCTGACGACCTTTGGCGACCATGCCAGTATGAAGAAGGTCGCTAATATGCTGGGTCTGTCTTATACCAAATCCATCCTCCCTGAATACATGAAGCAACTGAAACAGGGTGCCACACGTGATGAAGCCCTACGTTTTGGGCTTGGTATCACTGAGATGGTAGGCGGTATGTCTCGCTTTGGAGATGCTGATGTGGTGAGTAGTGCCACTAAATCAGGCCGCTTTAATGCGCGTATGCAGGCCTTTGCTGCAATGACTATGAAAGTGTCAGGATTAAACGCCGTGACAGCCAGTGCTAAACGAGCGCTTAATCTGGTGCATATGAATAAGCTGGCTGAAATGACTCGTAAAACGGATTGGAAGGATCTTGGTGCGGATGATCTTAAGATCCTACAGGGGAACGGTATTACCGAACGTGATTGGCAATTATGGCAGCAGCTGGAGCCAAGTAAACGTGAAGATGGGACGGCGGTACTTTCGCAGAATGATTTTTTTAATGCACCAGATGATGTGATTAAGCAGTTTTTGCCATTGGACAAGCAGGATAGTGCGAACGCCATTGCTGACTTCCGCTATAAGGCTGCAATGAAGTATCAGACTCATATCTTCAATGAGGAGTCAGTCGCTATTATTGAAGCAGGTGTACGTGAACGTAGCATCATTAACTTGGGCGAAGCTGGTACCATCCAAGGGGAATTAGGCCGAACCTTATTTCAGTTCAAAGGCTTCCCATTGGCTTATATGTTCCGCATTGGACACCGAGCCTTTGCTCAGGGAGATATTAAGAGCCGAGTAACGTTCCTAGCTTCATTACTGGCTTATCAAACTTTAGCAGGTGCATTGATCGTTCAGACTCAAAACTTGGCAAATGGCAAAAATCCAGAGCCAGTATTCACCATCGATTTCTTTGGCAAATCTATGCTCAAAGGTGGTGGGCTTTCCTTCTTGGGCGATATTATGTCTGCGCTTTCAGATCCTACTGGTAGAAGTGCATCCGACTTTATCAGTGGCCCATTATTAGGCCAGAGCATGAAGTTGGGTATGCTGCTGACTGGTATGGGGAATAACATCATTGAAGGGAAGGAATCTACCCGTATGATGGAGGTAGCCAATACCCTAAAAAGCAATATTCCATTGCAGAATCTTTGGTACAGTAAGCTGGTCGTAGATCGAATGCTGTATTCCAAAATGCAGAATATGATTGATCCTGATTATTTACCAAGAACACAGCAGCGCCTGGAGAACCTAGGTAATAGTTACTGGTGGGATTTATCGGAATAAAATTAGGAGCTTCGGCTCCTCCTTTTTAATGGCTCTGCGGAATATGATGTGTAAATCTATTCTATAGAGCCTTTTTAATTATTAGGATGGCTTGTATAGGCAAGTAGATTAGTGCTACATACGTATACAAATCTGATTTTGAGAAGGTGATAGAGTGAAAATATACATTGGATTATTATCAATAACTTTTTGCTCCATTGTGTATTCTGGTGAAGACATAATTAGCCCAGATATACAAAAATATTTAATTCTTAATGATTCTGTATTTACCGATTATAAAAATACTAAAAATAAAATTACTTATGCTTATATTGGGTTACAGGACAATCTGTTTTGGTACATGGGGTGCTCCAAAACAATCATTAAAGGTTTGCCAACTGTAGATTGCTTAATCCTATCCAAAGATAATCGTTTTGCTATGCATGTTGCTCCAGAAGGAACGATGGTTCTTTTTGATAGAGAAAATTTTGTTAAGTCTAATAAATATTTATTTGAAGTAAATTATCGTATAGATGGAAAGCCAATGCAGACATTGCCTAGCACCATTATTACACCTTCGGCTAAAACAAATAGTTTTATAGCGAGCTTATTAAAAGCAAATCGCTTTAACTATTCAATCAAATCAGATAATAAATATGCATCATATAAGTATGATTTGAAGGGGTTAGATTTGGTCTATGGATTAGCAAAAGAAATTGTTGAATTAAATAATTAGGAACTGATGCATGAAAAGACTACTTGGGCTAATGACATATCTATGCAGTTCTATTGTTATGGCCACTCCAATTACACTTCAACATTCTAAGACCAGCTATGTGAACTCTGGGATCTGTTCCGCAGTGGTGGATGTAACGATCCATGATTTTCTTGGAACCTATGACAAACTGTATTTAGACCTTGTGGCAAAGGATAAAGCCGGTAGAGTGCAGGGGACTTCTGAGAATGTAATAACCTACGGCGATATACAAAACCTTCAAGGTAAAGCATTTGGGAATGTCTTTATCGAATCAGAGACTATGTGCGGAGCGGGTCGCACTTGGACAGTTCAAGTTAAGCGCGCCGTCCTGGTCGCAGATGGTAAAAGAGAAGACCTACTGAAGGCTAAAAAAGTTCATATTGATGACTTCCAGCCGATGAAATTTAAAGTTAATTGAGACTCTTGTATATGCTTACTATTTTTCAATTCTATAACTGATTTACAGCTATAAATTAATAAATAAAGTTGAAAGTATTACTCACCAAAATAAATACTTATCTGATCGATTTAAGAAGGTTGTGGAGTGATGAAAAGATTTTGGGAAAAGGTAGGAAACTTTTACATTTATTCTTTATTTGCCGGACCTGTTGCCATGGTTTTCTTAATGAGTGGCGATCAAGATTATATAGTAAATAAGATTTTAACTTTTTATTTTATGGGAGTCTTGGCTTTAACAATTGTTCTTTGGCCAATCTTAGCTTTTATAGGTAGAAAGAAACGATCATAAAAATAAGGCTGCATTTGCAGCCTTATTTGTTTTTGATTAACGACCACCTGGGCGACGATCAGCTGCACGATCTCCACAAGATGAACCATCTTTAGCAGACTGCCAGCTATGGTCACATGGGCCAGCAAAAGTCATAGTTGTAGGTAAAGCTAAAATAGCTGCAAGGATTAAAGATTTCATTAAAGGTACCCCTAGTTGTTGTTTGCAAATTTGCTCACTAAGCATACATTTTAAATTATTAATATTCTATGACTACCAAAGTAGGACACCCAACAAACCCCAACCGAACCCCTTGTATATATGAACTATATGCGAGGGCTTTTTTATGCGTGATGATCAAATAGCAGAATTAGAAAAACTTCAGGAGATGATGACCGATGATATGTTGAAAATCGGGTTCGCTGCTGTTGATTTAGGTTTTGAGTCAAAAGAGGACCGAGGCGATAAGGTTTGGCTATATAAGGGGTTTAACCAATGTAGCTCAGCAGTTGCAAAGATTAGCCAAATAATTGGAATGAAACAGGGGACTATTCCGCCTGCAAGTACAGATGAAGAAACACAAAGAAAATATGAGGAAAATTTAAAAAATAAAGCCAAAGCGATTATTCAAAGTGTTAAAGCTAAGTCAAATTATAGTTAATTATGAAAGCATCTTTTGCTGAATTCTATGTTCTTTGGGATGAATACTTAGGGCGGGAAACGCCCTTATTCCACATTGAAACATGTGAATGGATGGAAAATCTATCTGATGAAGTTGATAACCTTCTCATGCTTCCACGTGGGCATAATAAATCAGGGATAGTAACTGTATTTAATGCTTGGCGCTTCTATCGTGATGTTGATGATTTAGTACTACATCAAGGAGCAACAAATATTGATGCTCTTAAGTGTAGTCGTGCAGTAGTTCGTATTCTTGCCAATCACCCACTTTGTAAACTTAATAATGTAAAGAAATCTCATGGTGGTGTTATTAAATGGTGGGTAGAAGGCTCGAGTGATGAACAGTATGGTTCTATGTATGCGCGAGGCATTTTATCAAGCGTAACTGGACAACGTGCCAAACATATCCAAAACGATGACGTAGAAGTACAGAAGAACGTAGCGACAGAAGAAAATCGAGAAAAATTAAAACATAGCCTTACAGAACAGACCCACATTTTAGTACCTGGTGGAACAAGCTTATTTATTGGAACTCCACACAGCTATGAATCTATCTATAAAGAAATGATTGAGGCGGGGGCGAACTGCTTTATTAGACGGATGTTTGAACATGAATATCGAATAGAGGGGCGAAGAGAAGCAGTTCTAAACTTCTATCCTGAATATGTTTTTAGTGGCATTCATAAATATAGTAAGTGCCTAGAAGAGAATAAGCACTACACAATAGAAAAACATGGCAATGGCTATAAAGTAACACTTCTTGATGACTATTCATTTGTTGACTTTTATGCCAAAGCACTATGGCCTGAACGCTTCACTAAACAGGAAATGACAAAACGACGTAAAAAGTGTCGAACTATCAATGAATGGGATTCACAATACCAACTACATGCTAAGCCTATTGGTGATGTTCGTCTTGATCCTGACAAGTTGATCCCATATGACTGTGAACCAACTTTAAAATATGCCAATGGCGTTGCATTAATGATGTTAGGCAATGTCAGAATTGCTTCTGCTTCTCTACGTGTTGATCCATCTGAAGGGAAGAAAGATTCAGATATCTCATCTGTTGCACTAATTCTTCATGATGAACAAGGCCGAATGTACTGGCATAGATCTATTAGCCTGAAAGGAGAAGTGGGTCCTACGGATGAATCAGGCCACAACATTATAGGTGGACAGGTCTATCAATTAGTTCAACTAATTAAAGAGTTTTACATTACTAGAGTGACGGTTGAAACAAATGGTGTAGGTGGATTTTTCCCAAGTGTTCTAAAGAGTTGCCTCAAACAACAAGGTGTTAGATGTGGTGTAACTGAAATAAAAGAAACTAAGAATAAAAACCTAAGGATTTTAGGAGCTATTGAAGGCCCATTAAATTCGGGTGTTCTATGGGCTCATGTATCAGTTTTATATGATCCAGATAAGCCAGAAGATGATAGTTTTGAAGTTCGTATTATGCGCTCATGGAATCCAGCAGTTACGAACCAGATTGATGATCCATTAGATTCATTAGCAGGTGCAATATCTGATGAACCTATACGCATAGGTAAATTACACAACAAAGATGAGTATAAAGAAACGCCTAATTGGAGAACAAACGGTGGCGTACATGAAGCCGCCTTAGATTTCGAAAATTAGGGGTAGGCTATGGCAGTACCAGAACAGACGCCATTTATAGAATATACAGCGAATGGAACTACTACAGTTTATCCGCTTACGTTTGACTGTGATAAATCTGAATTTTTGATTGTATCTTTAGATGGGAATGAAGCGCCAGTAGGGTCTTGGGCTTTAACGAATGGTTCAGTTATTTTTAACACTGCGCCTGCTAATGGTGTTTTGGTTTCGATTAAACGAAACACGCCCTTTCAACGAACAACGAACTATCAATCCTATGACAATTCATTCCGACCTTCGCCAGTAAATAGAGACTTTGATTTAATTTGGTGGAAGCTTCAAGAGCTGGGCTATCGTGATCAGGTTATATGGCTTGCTTTAATTAAAGAGATCTCAGACCGTATTGATGGCGATGAAAATCTTCAAAATCAAATCAATACAATTGATGAATGGCTTAGTAATTTACAAGGAAATGTAGATAAAAATACAGCTGATATTTCTCAGTTGATACTCGATTTATCGCAAGAAGTTGCTGACCGAATAGCAAACGATAAAATTCTAAAAGATATGTTTCTTGCGATGATGGATGAGGCGATTAATGAAGGCACTATAAATGCTTTAGCCATTACTCATGTTGACTCACTTGAAGATCTTGAGGAAATTTCCAATGTTTGGGATGGGAGAACCGTCTATGTAAAGAATACAGGGAATTATGCTTTTGATGCTGCATTAAGCGAATGGATAAAATCTTTTCAAGATGCCGATAATGTACGTGATGGAGAAGAAACGCAGAAAGCAATTAATGCTCAATCACAATATTCTGTATCAACATTCTCAGAATTAAGGGCATTAAAATATAAATCAAGCAAACATAAAAAAGGTGTTTTTGTCTGTCAAAGAGCTGATGATTATAAGTTTGGTGGCGGGTTATTTGTTCCTGACCTGACTGATACAACAACAGCCGATGATGACGGAACAATTTTAGTTGGACTAAACGGTGTCCGATGGAAGAGAAAATGGAATGCGCATGCGGACCCATGTTGGTTCGGAGCTGACTATAAAGGTCTGGTAGATTGTTCACCTCAAGTTCAAAAAGCCATTGATGTTTCATATGGCCGTCTTTGGTTCGGGAATGCAGACAGAAACTTCAAAATGATGACCCCTGTAGGCTTACCTACGAACAGTATCGTTGGCGATATGCTAATGGAAATTTGCGGAGCTGGGGCGCGAATTTGGGTCTATTCAGATACTGGAATTTTTACATCAAAAAGATCGATTGGATTTGAGACCTCAAATAGTGATTTATATACTGCAGTTTTAGAAATCGGTAGAGGCTTGCGTTTTCAGGGGGACGGTACAAGCCCATCTGTAGTGATTAATGGAGACCGTCTTTATAATGTAAATATGAAAGGGGGGCGCTATCTAAGAAATACAGCTTTAGTTAAAGCAACTATTCCGCGTCGTTCTGAAAACACAGGTTATTTGCAGTCAGTAACTATCGAAGGCAATCACTTAGCTCTTTGTAGAAAAATTATTGATTCAAAGCGTGGCTTTAACATTAATTTTAATCGCAACTTTGGAGAATCTTGTTACGGTGGTTTGTATATCGACGGTGAAGGTGCACCAGCTGTCAATGTTGTTAGATGTGAAGGTAATCTGTGGGAATCTGGCGGTGTATTCGCCAAACTTGGTGCTACATATGCGGGTACTTTTTTTGGGAACTATTTTGAAGGCAATAGTGCTGAAGATGTCCCAATTTTAAAATGCATGATCGAATTGGGTAAGACTGGAACAACTCAGTATTCAAGTGGTGTTACTTTTATTGGAAATCAATTTGGTGCATCAACAATTTATAAAACAGACCCGGAATATTGTGATGTTAAATTTTCATCAGCACTTTCAGGCACTGGTTTAGATAACCTAACCCCTCCTATATTCATTGGTAACTGGACTAATGGCTATAGAATGTGGTCAGAGGGTCAAGTTTTAACTCAGTTTGGTAATACATTTAGTGGTGGCAGTGCCCGTAGACATGGCGCTCCAAAATTACATACAGAAGCACGCGTAACATTTGATCTTTCAAGAAAGGATTATGTAAGTGCAACATCATTATCGGGTGGTGTGCATACTATTTGTGAGTTAGAAACCTCTATGCTAGAAGCGATAACTGCTCAAGCAAATAGAGCATGTAGTGCTGATTTGAATATTTTTATGCAAATGAAAACTTCAAATAATATTGTCCTAGGTTCTGCACTCGCAAAAGTAAGTTTGTTAGCACAAGGTGCTGAAGGTATTAGTGTGGGCGCAGTTAATAGTGTTTATGTTGGTGCCACTCTAACTGGATTTGTTCAAATGGATGGTGGCCTAATTGATAATGTTAATAATATTTCACTGTTTAAGCATTTTACAAACCCAGTACTTACACTTCAGAGAGTGGGCACCAAATACCAGTTAAAGTTATCTGGCTATGCGCCACTAACAGGAACCATCTATGGTGATACTGTTAAGATCTCTTCGAATAGTATTATGACAATCTATTCTCTCAATAGTGGTGGTTCATTAGCAGGTCAGATTGCCTTCTCCTAATAATCACACAGCAAAACTCTACAAGCCTTAGCTTTAAATAAGTTAGGGCTTTTTTATTGCCTAAACGAAAGGGGGAAGGCATGACTGAAAATGAATCATATGGGTTGAGATTTGAAAAGAAAATCGACTCCATTCAGAGTGATATCCGCATGTTGTCAGATCATGTTACTCGACTGACTTTCATTAATGAAGCGCACAAAGAGACTAGCGAACAGAACAAAAAGGATATCGATACATTGGATATCAAAGTCGCCAATTTAGAAAACCGCACAGCAGCGCAAGATGGTGGAATTTCTGTGCTGCGTGTATTGCTGGGAATATTTGCAGGCATCGTATTTTCATTGTGTGCGTGGGTTGGATCTTCAATTATTCAATTAAGCCAAGACCAGTCTTTAATTAAAGAGAAAGTATCACGATTGGAGGAAGCAAAAAGATGAATAGTGAAAACACAAGAGCTTATCTAGCTTTCGCATTAGTGGGACTGATGTTTGTTTTAGTGATTGCTTTATTTTTTGTGGATATGCCGCGAGAAAACAGCAATCTGATCAATACGGCATTGGGTTTCATTGCGGGGGCTATGACAACAGCATGCGGCTTTTATTTTGGTAGTTCTGAATTAGAGAAAAAGAAAGGTGAATCCAATGACAACTAAACCATTCTTTGATGCTGCCCGAGTAATTGCAGGCGGCAAGCTTACACAGGCGCAAGTAGACGATCTAAATAAAGTGGTCGAAAAACTTGCACCAGGTGGAAAAACTACAAGTGATGATGGTATAGATTTAATAACTAGTTTTGAAGGCACGCGATTCAATGCTTACGATGATGGTGTAGGGGTTTGGACCATTGGTACTGGCACCACAGTTTATCCAAATGGCGTGAAGGTCAAGAAGGGCGATACTTGCACAGCAGAACAAGCTAAGACTTACTTTAAACATGACTTAGCTAAATTTGAAAAGACTGTAAATGAATCGGTCACTGTGCCTTTAACTCAAAATCAGTTTGATGCTTTGGTATCACTGACTTACAACATCGGCTCAGGTGCATTTAAGAATTCGACTTTGTTAAAGAAACTCAACAAAGGTGATTATCAAGGCGCTGCTGACCAATTCCTTGTCTGGAACAAAGCAGGCGGTAAAGTTATGAAAGGTCTAGTTCGTCGACGAGAAGCAGAACGAGCACTCTTTTTAAAGAAGTAACTTATATGTGCAAACGTACCAAAGTTGCATCGATCATCACATTGCTGTGCATCCTGCTTTCAGGTTGCACAGCTCACACTATTAATAGTAATGTGAATGTCTCGATTTGTGTGAGAGCGCTTTAATGTCAGTTCAGCTAATTAAAATTCGAGATATAACAAGTGATCGAAATGTAGACCTATTAGCTGATCTCGACAAAAATGGAGAAGTCATCAAAATTTACGACTACAACGGCAACGAACTAAAAATTAATTTCTTGCGTGACGAAGTTTATTATAAAAAGACTTGGTGGAAGTTCCAGAAGAAGCAAAATTAGCTTCAAAATCTGTGGATAAAAAGCGCATTACGCCAAATTTACGCCAAAATATAGTTAAGTTGTTGATTTTATAAAATAGATTGGTGCGCTCGGCGGGGATCGAACCCACGACCCCAGGCTTCGGAAACCTGTACTCTATCCAACTGAGCTACGAGCGCATGTGTGGGGCACATCATAGGAAAAAAACACTTGCAGGTAAAGCACGAAATACGTACCAAGTGAATTTAATGCTTAATTAAACAGCAGCTTGTTATGTTTTAGTTCTTTTGCTGAATGAGCTGAATTGAATAATTAATAGAGTGAAGCGTATGTGCCAGCTCATGAGGGGGAATCCTTGACTCTTGCAAACTGGTAATCCATTGCATTTGGCAAATTTTTAGTTCTTGAAGATTTTTAATTTGTTCTATTTTCTGAATAAGTGGTTTGGCCATAAGTCCACAGTATTGACTCAAGCTTTGCTTCATTAATTGTTGTATTTCTTCAAAAGTAAGTTGTTTAAATGGAACTACGGGTTGGATATTTTCAATATTTGAAGAATGGCATGATGATTCTAGAGAAACTTTAATTTCTCCAGTCAAATCGGCATTTTCATTTTCATCTATAGTGCTTTTTTGTTGCACTTTTACTTCTAAACTCGTGGTAGGTGATTCTGAGAGAGGTATTTGTTCAGTAAATTCTGAATCGTTTTCGCTAATAGGGGCAATAAGCTTTAAGTCAATAAGTTGTTGAATGAGTTCTGGTGGAGCAATGCGTTTTTTAAACTCGGTATTGAGAGTTTGAAAATCTTCATGATCAATTAATAGAAGTAAACGTCTTTGTTTGGCATTTAAAGCAATATTACGTTGTTGAAGCGCGACTCTTCCCAAATTGGTTCGATAAAAACCAGCCATCATTTTTCCCCAATATAAAAATGAAGCAGCCTGTTTGATTTTTTCTATCAAACAGTACTGTTCTTAATAAAATATAAATGGGGCTAACGATAAAACTCAAAAATGACAATATGATGAAGAATTTATGAATATCATCTATTTAGGCCGTTAAAATGCACTTTCTAATGCTTTACGTAGGTAAACATCCAGCTCGTCTTGGCGCAATAGCCATTGAATATAATCTTTAGGGAGTTCAGCAATAGCTGTACCTTTATGCTTGCCAAAGTTAATTGTTGTGGGAATACGTGCTTCTTCAGAAACTCGGTACAACTCTTCAATGTCTTGAATATTTAAATGATAGACAATATGCATCAAGATATTGGCAGTTAAAATAATATCCGCATCGGCACGGTGCGCGCCTTTGAGTAATTCTCGAGCTTTACTACTGCCTTGAGAAATCATATAGATCAGTGCTGAGATATTATGCGCTTCTGCATCAGGCCAGGTTTTACGTGCTAAAGCTAGCGTACAAATCGGTTTGATATGAGAAACATCTACACCGCAACGTGCAATCGCGGCAATATCATAATCAATATTGTGGCCAATAATATAAGTTGTAGTGTCTGGCAATTTAAAAGTTTTATAGTGGGGCTGATTTTCTAAATCTGATTCTAGTATATGGTGTACTGCCATAGCCGCGTAAGAGATAGGGGTCCCAACTTGATAAAGTTGATCAAACAATTTGCTTTTATCTAAGGTGAGCTTGCCTGCATTAATTTCAATTGGGGCATATGCAATTTCAATAGGCAAACCATTTAGTGTATGTGTTTCTGTATCTAAAATAATGGCTTGCATATCCGGCCCTTTAAACAATTACGAGTAATCAAGAATGTTAACAGTTGGCCTCGCACTTTAAAACCTGAAGTGAGGCTGAAAGTGGTGAGAACGACAATTTATATTAAAAATAGAAATTTTCAGGGATTGATTTTGTCGAATAGAACTTGCGGAAAATTAAGATTAGGCGTAATTGTTTTTAAGACATTAGAGAATGTTGATTAAAAAACTAAAGCACAACAAAAATGGAATTTAAGGGAAGATATGCCAATGAAAATGAAACTATTAATGACGAGCGTTCTTAGTACGAGTTTATTTTTAGTCGCTTGTGGAGGAGGGAGTAGTGATGATGGCCCAGCTACTACTAATCCATCCGGAACTCCAACCAATAATATTCAAAATCCAGTGGTTAAAGTTGAAGCCTATACAAGTACTAACTTAGGATCAGTTGCCGCAGAAAGTAGTATTTTAACTTATAAAATGTTAGGTCAAAGTGGACAAGAAGTGCAGGCAACAAGTCTAGTGTTTACACCAAACACTCCACCACCAGTCGGCGGTTGGCCCATTGTAGTCTGGGCGCATGGCACTACGGGTGTGGCAGATGTATGTGCACCAAGTAAAGCAGCTTTAGCAGACAGTACAAAAGATTTAATTAGTAAATTATTAGCAGCAGGTTATGTTGTTGTGGCACCTGATTATGAAGGTTTGGGTACCTCTGGTATACATCCTTTTTTAAATGTTAAAAGTGAGGCTTTTTCAATTACCGATGCAGTGGTTGCAGCGCGTAACTATTTATCTCAACGTAATTTATTAACTTCGAAAAAATGGGTCACTGTAGGTCATTCTCAAGGTGGGCATGCTGCATTAGGAGCTGCACAGTATGCGAGCCGTGCACAACTAGAATATAAAGGTACAGTAGCCGTAGCGCCTGCTTCTAATTTAGGTTTTATTTTAATAGCAGGCGAGCAGTCTGTTGCGAATGCAACTCTAGATAAAAAGATCTCAATGTATGCTCAACTTGACACTTATACAGCTTTAGTCACAGCTGGTATTCGCAACACACAACCCACTTTTGATTATCCACAAGTATTTACTCCACAAATTTCAAGTATTGCCCAACAAGCGGAAACAATTTGTTCTGGACCATTAGGACAGGCCTTTGGAGCGGGTATGACTCAGTATGTTACAGAACATAATGGAACACTTGACGGTTATACCCGCACACAGCCTAACTTTATGGCTGTACCGTTAGTTAAAACATTTTTAGATAAAGATTCGCAGCCGTTACAAGTAAAAGTTACGACACCAATCATTATCTATCAGGGTTTAGCAGATTCGACAGTACCTAAAGTAGCAACGGATATCTTGATATCTAATGCCACTGTCGTAGGTACTAAAATTAATAGTTATGTGACGGGTAACTGGGATCATGGGACGGCGATGAGTAGTAATGTAGATAATATTGTTGGAAATGTTCAGTCTTTACTGGCAGCTCAGTAGAGTTATTGATATTTAAAGACTTTTTAATATTATTGTAAGCTAAAATTAACGATGGATAAATTTAAAATATAAGCTTTAAACGAGCTTTTTAATTGATTTATAAACAATGGCTCATTTTT